CTAAAACCAGCCCTTTCTTAATTTATATTAAATACTATTAAAGAACTGTAGTATATTTAACAAATGAAGCACCTGAAGCAACTCCCCAATCAAAGTGGTTATTCATTACAAGTCTAACCTCATTAGTAGTAGCCGCACTGTAAGGGTCTACTATAATGTTACTAGGTCCAAACTGTGCAAAATAGATTCTTCCAAAATCACCGAATAAACCATCAGCAGAAGTAATTGGAGGTCCACCCGCAGTTGCAGGAGCAGAAGAGAAATAACCAGGATATCCAGCTAATCTATCATCTACATATAAAGGATAAACAGAAGCAACTTGAGCAGCAGACTTAATGTTAGAATAAAGAGCCCAGTTATTAACGAATCCTAAATTTCCATCTAATCCATGGTCATCAGCAATTGTTTGGATAGCTTCTAACATATCAGAAGCAGCACCAGCAGAACCACCAGCCGCAGATTCAGTAAAAGTTAAAGTTCCAGCAGTTTGAACAATTGCAGTTGGAGCGTTTGCAACGTTAGCAGAACCAAACATAGCAGCGTCAATTTGAGTTCCCATGTTTCTTCCCATATCTCTCATTACAGAAGCTTCAGCAGCTGGTCCGTTTTGAGCTAAGATAACATTAGAGATGTCAGCATAACCTGTTACTCTTTTTGGAGTTAAAGTAACTTTTCCAAAGTTTGCACCACCATCAGCAGCAGCAGCAACTTCAGCTCCCCATGCAACAGTAGAACCTCCAGCAATAGGAAGAACAGTATCAGCAGCAACAGTTCCTAAATTATTAACTCCAATTCTGTCATAAAGAGCAGAAGCTTGTAAACTATCAACATACGCTCCAACAGATGTTGGTGCTATAGCAGAGTTAGTTTGGTCAATTGCTCTTTCTTCTTTCATCATTGTAGGAATACCAATTCCCTGTAAACCTTTTCTAGCTTCAGTTTCAGCTTCTTGGTGCATCTCTGCCTCAAGACCAGTTAATTTTCCACCATTTCTAACTTCATTGATTGCCTTAAATAAAGACCATCCTCTTGTAGCTTTGTCTGTGTTTACTTTTTGAACTGGAGTTCCTGAAAACTTTGCATTATTTCTAATTTCAGTCTCAACTTTCTCAGCTCTTTCAATTTTTGCAGATAAGTCATCTGCTTTTTTTAGAAGTGAATCCATGTTATTATTCTCATCAGTAGTCAAATCTCTTTCTTCTGCAGTTGCAGTTTCTTTGATAACTTCTAATTCTGAAATAATATCATTTCTCAATTCTTTCAATTCAATACTTGATTTCATTTTTAAAAATTTTATTATTATTATTTTGTTCGTTTTATTAATTCAATTTTTAGTTTCGCCAACGAACGCGCAACCAAATCGTTTTCCTCTTCTTTTATTTCTTGTTTTTCTTTATACATTGCCAAACCTCTCTGAGCAACTACTAAATCAGATTCCGCTTGAGAATAAGCAGGATAAGTGACAGGACTCACATCATAAAGCCTGTCAATGGATGTTATTGTTCTAATATCATTTCCTTCATCATCCGTGCTCCACTCATCAGAGCCAACAGTAAATGCAAATGAAGATTGATTGATGTTTCCATTCTTCATGTTTATTGCTAAGTCTTTTCCGTATGAAGTTTCTGGAATAGAAAATTCGTATTTCAGACCTTTATCATCAACAGACAACTTCAAGTTTCCAGCAGTAGAACGTGCTAAAACTAGATTCGGGTCATGATTAATCAAAGCTCTTACATCTGATTTTGCAATAGTTTCTTCTGTTATTGCACTTGGAGAGATAAACTCATAGAATCCTCCTAAGTTTTCAGAACGTGAGTTCCAAATTGAACCATAGCCAATGACTACTTCCTGACCATCTTCTTTTGTTTCAAATCTGTTTTCAATGTTAAATATTCTTTTTTCCATAATTGTAGTATTATATTTTTTATCCCAAACTTTTGTTTGTATTTTTTTATCTTCCTTTTTTAATGCTTCTTTTGCTTCTTCATGAGATGAAAACGGCATGTAATAAACTGTTCCATCAACAGTGTGCTCATGATAGGAAGACCCCCCTAAATTTTCAGCTTCATTTTCCGCTTCTTCTATTGTATCAAATAATGGTAGTTCAATTCCATCACTAATAATTGTTCCTACTTGTTCCCTATTCTCTTCTATTTCGTTTGCTATCTGATTTCTTTTTTTCGTGCTCCAACTCATTCCAGCATCTCCACCCCATAATGCCCATGCTATTCTTCCCGCTGATGGAAACCCATCTTCATCAGGTGTAAATCCCTCTCCTTGTTTATCAACTTCATGTCTTTGGAAATACGCATACATTTTTTTAACTCTTTCAATAGTCAATTCATTGTTGATTATCATGTTTGCACTTTTCAATCCAACCTCAGTTCCCCCTCTTCCAAATTCTTTTCTCCACTCTTTACCTTTAATAGCTTCTTCAACCATTCCTTTTGTTGGAGTTAAATCTATATCCTCTACATCCCTGTAATAATTTTCATTATCCTTTTCAGCTTCTTGCTTTGAATCATATTTACAAGCTCCAGTTGCTCCCCATTTCCATTTTCCATTATTACATTTCTCAGCTGGCATCTTCCTCTCCTATTTTGTTTAACGTAGTCATGTTCATTTGTAGATAATTATTATCTCCATCCTCAATTCTGTTTAAATCTTCTTTTTGTCTTACCTCATTAATAGTCATCCATCCATTTGATACTGCTGTTTTGTAATAATCAGCTCTATCTTTTACGTTTCCTCTGAGTAATCCGTTTACATTGAATTTAACATAATCTCTACCAACTAAATTTCTTCTGAATAATTTAAGACTCATTTCCAATTCTATCTTTGATATGTAAGGCATTAAAGAATATGAAACAAATTCCTGTGATTGCATTTCAATATTGTTGAAACTTGATTTTGATAAATCTCTTAATAAGTGAGGAGGAAGTCCGAATATACGAGCCACTTCTTCCACTGAGAATTGTCTTGAAGCCAAGAACTGAGCTTGGTCAGGTGTTACTGAAATACTTTTATATTTTAATCCCTCTTCCAATACAGCTGTTTGATTTGAACCAGCTAAAGTTCCATAGTTTTTATTAAATGAATTTCTTAATCTATCAATTGCTTGTTCACTTAAAGCTCTATCAGATTCCAATATTCCCGAGAGTTTTCCTCCGTTCTTGAAAAATGTGCTGGAATATTCCTGAACACTCATGCCCCATCCAATAGCATTTTTACATTGTTCAATAGGAGAAAGTCCTGTTATTCCATCAGGACCAGTTATCATTTTAAAGTGAAGTATGTTATCAGAGTCATGAGTCATTCCTGATTTTTCATCTTCATAAAAAAGTCTATTATCTAAAACGTAGGTATTCACATCTCCATAATTCAATGGTAACAATTCCAATACTCTTCCATTTCTATTTCTTACAATTTGAACATAAGAATTTCCATCTGAAAGCATGTCCATTATTATCTTTTCGTAAAAAGTAATTTTGTTTTGATAAGAGTTTGGTTGGTATTTTATAAGAAATGAAAGTTCAGAATTTACTTCTAAATTATCCCCATTAGGTTGTCTGCTAAATACCCCAACTGGTAAAGTTGAAATACTTTCAGAAAGTAATCTCATAGCAGCCCATACGGCTGAAAATGTTAAAGCTGTTTCAGGTGATACTGTTTGAGCTGGACCAAATGGTAATGTGTAGTTAATGCTTCTTGTTTCCTTTTTTGGTTTTCCTGAAAAAATGTTTTGGATTGAATTGAGTATTCCCACTATATAATTTTTTGCAATTATACTAAATAAATACTCTTTTTTTGTGTAACATTGTTTCCCTCTTAAATACTGTTTTTAGACGTTTTAAGAGGTTTTATACCTTTTTTAGTATCCATATATTAAAAACAAAAGATATTGAATTTACTAGATTAGGGAAAAATTAAATAAAATTATTATGTTAAATAGAAAAACTAGTGTTTTTTTGTGATTTTTAGCCTTGTCTAAATTTAATTTTTAGTGTTACGTAATTTTTTTTTGGATGTTTTTTACTTTCCTATCTCTACAAACTCTGAAAGAATTATAGTCCACATATTTTCGTTTTCCAAAGATTTCAATGTGTTCTTTTTCTAAAGATTCATAAGCTTCTTTTAAGTATTTGTAGTTTTTGGCTCTTGACCAAAACTCTCTAATGAATCCATCTGCTGAATATATTCTTATCATATTATAAAATTAAAAGTCCTCTACCATCATAAACAGAATTAATATCTCCCTCAGTCATGTAACTTCCCAATGCCATTATCAATGCAACAACACCATCAATCTTCTCTGTTGATTTTGCTTTATTTGGTTTTATGTTTCCAGCTGGGTCTTCTTGCAAAGCGATGTTTGATAACATCCAACTCATAACAGGATTCCCATCATGAACAATCTGTTCTCCTAAAATAAGTTTCTCCAATTCTTTTGTTGGTGCAGACATAGATTGAAATCCTTGACCAAATGGCTCCATTGGAACTCCCTCATTTGTTAAGTCAATAACTAACTGACTAGCGTTCCATCTGTCATAACAAATTGATTGGATTCTAAATTGCATTCCCAACTCCATTATTTTATTCTTTATAAAATTGTAATCTGCAACATCTCCACTTGTTCCAATTATGTGGTCTTGTTTTAACCAAGTTACATAATCAACTTTGTCCCTCTCACTTCTTTTCTTTGCGTTTTCTTCAGGGATAAAAAAGTAAGGAACAACAATGAACTTATCTCCCTCTTTAAAAATTAAACATAGACAACTGATGTCCCTTGTGGATGCAAGGTCTAATCCCGCCCAACATTCTTTGTCTTTTAATTTTTCTAAATCAACTTCTCCTTTACAGAGTTCCCATTCTTTTGAACCTATCCAAGCGGTTTGAGAATCAGTCCAAATATTTAACATTAATCTTTTGAAAGTGTTTTGATATGATGGAACATCCATTGCTCTTTGGGATTCTCTTTTCATGTATTCCTCTCTCAGACTTATCCCATAATTTGGATTTGCCTTTTTCCAAACTTCTTCATTAGTAATATCACAATCTGAATCAGCTTCATAGATAGCAGAATAAAAAGACTCATCCTCAATTATTCCATCCTGAACTTTTTTTGCATAATCATAGACCTCAAAACAAATAGATTGTCTATCATATCCAGCAGTTGTTATTGCAATACATAATGGTTGCCTTCTTGAACCTGTTGAAGTTAAAAGAGTGTCCCATAAATCTCTGTTTGGTTGAGTGTGTAATTCATCAAATATTATGCAGTTAGCATTGAATCCATGTTTTGTTTTTGAGTCTGAAGAAATAGCTTGATAAAAGTTTCCCTTACTTTCATTTGTAATTGAGTTTCTAAAAACTTTAGCTCTTCCAGTAAGTTCTTTATTATTTAAAATCATTTGTTTTGCTATCTCAAAAACAATCCCAGCTTGAGCCCTATCTCCAGCAGCTGAATATATTTCAGAACCTCTCTCACTATCTGCAAACAACATATACAATCCTATTGCAGCACATAAAGTTGATTTCCCATTCTTTCGGGGCACCTCAATAAAAGCTGTTCTATATTTACGAGTTCCATCTTCATTTTTCCATCCAAACAAATCTCCAATTATTTTCTTTTGCCATTCTTCAAGAAGTAACGGCTCCCCATGTAGTTCCCCTTTTGTATGGGAGCAAAATGTTTCAATGAATCCAATGGCTTTTGTTGCAGCCTTTTTGTCAAAATAATAGCTAGTCAAAATAATTATTTATCTGAGTATTGTTTGTTGTTGTTGGTGCAGAAATTGAAGCTCTAGCAACTGGAGTTAATCCAAACTGAGCAGCTAATTTAAGACTGTTATTTAAAGCATCATTTTTCATTTTAACTAAAGGAGATGCTTGACGCCTCAAAACTATTCCCTCTGAACTTTGAAACTCATCAATTCGGTTTTCTTTTCTAAGTTTCATTTCACATTCCAAATATAAACTTATCTCATTGGCATAAGCTTCAACCAATTTTAAATCTACTGAGTATAACATCCCCAAGTTAAAAAGTTGAGTTGTTACTTTTTCAAATTCATTCTTTCCTATTTCAGAAAGCCATTCAGGAACTTGAGGTAATTGAGAAACTTGTTCAACAACCATCTCATTTTCAATGGTCCGACTTTTCTCAAGAGTTCCCTGCATCTCCTTTAATTTTGTAGGTGTTTTCTTTCTACCTTTTCCCATTATCTTAACTTGTCTGTTGGTGCTTGAAAGCTAGTTCCAAACCCCTTATATTTTTCAGTGTTTTCCATCCAAAAACCACAAGAACATTTTGATTCTTTGGCTCTAATTTTTCCATCTAAAAAAACTAAAGTTTGTTTCAAAATATTTTTTTCAATGTTACATTTTTTACATTTATATTTAGCCATTTTTGTTTGGTTTTAGTTTGAACTTAAACTGAACAGATGGTAAACTTCCAATTTTACGTGTAAAAACAGAAAAGACCATCATCGTATTTCT